CAAGAGAAGACATTCAAGTTCAACGGTAATGCCAAGGCAGACCTGTTCGGACAGTCAGCATTCTCTAAGGGTGGCAAGTCAGTCACCATTACAGAGGGTGAGTTCGATGCAATGGCTGCGTATCAGATGATGTTCATGGCAGAGCCGTGTGTGTCAGTAATCAACGGTGCCTCAGGTGCAGTGCAGGATTGTAAACGTAACTATGAGTGGCTTGATAGCTTTGAGAAGATCAATGTCTGCTTTGATAGTGACACTGCCGGACAGAATGCAGCCCTAGCTGTCGCTGAGTTGTTTGATCCACGCAAGGTACGCCTTGTTAAGATGACACTCAAAGACCCTAACGACTACATCCTCAAGGGCCGTGAACGTGAGTTCATTGACAGTCACAGGAAGGCTGGTCCCTTCACACCTGACGGTATCATCTCTGGTGCTGACATGTATGAGATCGTGGCTACGCCTCCCAACTATGAGAGTGTACCGTATCCCTTCGATGGTCTCAACGACATGACCAAGGGTCTACGGACAGGTGAGCTAATCACTGTGGTTGCTGGCACAGGTGTTGGTAAGACACAGGTTATGCGAGAGATACTCTACAGTCTCATACGAGAAGACAAAGGTAACGTAGGCACCCTCTTCTTAGAGGAACCAACCCGTGACACAGGCTTAGGTGTCATGTCCATTCATGCAGACAAGAAGCTGCACCTACCCGATACAGAATACACGCAGGAGGAATTTGATGCAGCGTATGAGGCCACTCTTGGAAGCAGTCGTGTCTATTTGTATGACAGTTTCGGCAGCAATACTGTTGAACGTATTGTTAGCATGGTTCGTTATCTAGCACGATCCTGTGAATGTAAGTTCATCATCTTGGATCACATCAGTATCGTGGTAAGTGACCACGCAAAGGATGAACGCAAGGCACTGGACGAGATCGTTACCAAACTAAAGACCTTAACGATTGAGCTTGACATCTGTTTGCTTATGGTGTCTCATCTAAGTAGGGACAAGAACCGTAAACCACCAGAGGAAGGCGGCTCCATAAACCTACAGGACATCAGAGGCAGTGCTGGTATCGGTCAACTGAGTAACATCATCATTGCCTTGGAACGTAACACACAGGCAGAGGACGAGCTAGAACGTAACACCACTAAGGTTCGGGTAATCAAGAACAGATTCACGGGCGAGACGGGTGTAGCAGATAGCCTAGTCTATAGTAAACACACAGGCAGACTAACAAGTTATGGAGGATAAGACATGGAGGTAGTGTTCGACATTGAGACTGATGGCTTGAACCCTACAGCCATTCATCTCATGGTAGCCAAGGAGGTAGGTGTCAAGGGTAACTACATCATCCGTGGCCCTAAAGGCTTTGCTAAATTTGCACCCAAGGTAACCAAGTGGATTGCTCACAACGGAGTAGGGTTTGACAACAAGGTAGTAGAGAAGTTATGGGGTTACAAAATCCCACTGTCTAAAACAGTTGACACTCTTGTACTGTCTCGTCTGTTTGATCCTACCCGTAAGGGTGGTCACCGCCTTGAGGATTGGGGTAAACGTCTTGGAGAATACAAGGGTGAGTTCAATGACTGGTCTCAGTATTCAGAAGAGATGAAGGAATACTGCAAGCAAGATGTTAAGGTTACTGAGCTAGTCTATCAGGAGTTGATGAAGGAAGGTGCTAAGTTTAGTCAGTCTTCTATCAACCTTGAGCATCAAATCCATGCCATCATGTGTGAGCAGGAGGTTAACGGATTTGAGCTTGACACTGATCTAGCAGAAGAAATCTATACGACATGCCTTGCTGAGACTAACCGCATTGAGGCAGAGATCAAGGAGTTCATGGTTCCTATCGCAGTACCCGTCAAGGAAGTTGTCTTGAAGCACAAGAAGGATGGCTCTATCTTTGCCAACCAATTGCTTGAGGGTTGTAATGTTCAGGGTGACTACACCAAGATCATGTGGGAGGAGTTCAATCTTGCATCACCTACACAGATCAACAAACGCCTTGATAAGCTGGGCTGGAAGCCAACAGTCAAAACAAAGTCTGGTGATTCATATAAAATTTGCCCAGAAAATTTAGCAACCATCCCTGATTCAGCCCCTCAGGCAGTGAAGGGTCTCAAGGTATGGAAGGTACTGGAGACACGTTGGAAGCTGGCCTCTGAGTGGCTACAAGGCTCTCAGGTAGACGGTAGGGTACACGGCAGGGTCATCACACCCGGTGCTGTTACACACCGTGCAGCACACCGTGGCCCTAACATGGCTAACATTCCCTCCGTACCTCACGGTAAGGATGGTATCCTGTGGAAGATGGATGGCTTGTATGCTGCTGAGTGTCGGCAAGTGTTCAAGGTTCCTGAGGGTAAGTTGCTTGTAGGTACGGATGCAGCAGGGATTCAGTTACGAGTGCTTGCACATTACATGAACGATCCTGTTTACACTGAGCAAGTAATTGATGGTGACATCCACACGTTTAACATGAATGCGCTGGGTAAGTTCTGTAAGGACAGGCCCACAGCCAAGACATTTATCTATGCCTTTTTACTAGGGGCAGGGGTAGGTAAGATTGCAGAGATACTTGGGTGCAATGCAGCACAAGCTAACAAGTCTATGCAAAACTTTTATGAGGCACTGCCCACACTCAAGAGACTAAAGAGTGAGGCATCTCGTGCTGCAAGTATGGGTTGGATGAAGGGTCTTGACGGACGTATCCTAGCCATTGGTAGTGAGCATCTTGCTCTCTCTGTTTACCTACAGGGAGGGGAGACAGTCATCATGCGCCTAGCTAATCTGTTCTGGCAACGCCAAGCCAAGAAGGAAGGGATTAACTTCAAGCAATGTGCATGGGTTCATGACGAATGGCAAACAGAAGTTGACGAACACCAAGCTCACAGACTAGGAGAGATACAGGTCCAGTCTATTGTTGATGCTGGTAAGTTCTTCAAGCTAAACTGTCCTATGGATGGAGAGGCAAAAATAGGTAAGAACTGGTTAGAAACCCATTGACATGGTGCTCTACTCAGTGTATTATAATCAAACAGACCAACGCCAGAAAGGAAATTACATGGCAGATAAGAAAATCGTACTCAAAGATGTTGAAGTTAGCTGGGCTAAATTGCAGGAGCCAGCCAACAAGTATATGTCAGAAGAGATGGAGTACACAGTCGCAATCAAGATGAACGATCAGCTTGAACGTCTTATGACTGACTTCAAACTCAACAAGAAAGTAAAGGAAGGTAAGGACAGCACATTCGATGGTGCTAGGTTCATTCAGATCGGTCTTGACGAGAAGACACGGGGTGGTTGGACACGTTACGGTGAGGTCTACGACAGCAACGGTAACCCTACTGAGGACTTGATCGGTAATGGTTCAAAGGTAAACATGTTTGTGTCTATCGGTAACAGCCAGTACGGTAACATCATTAAGCTGGGTCATCTCTCAGATATGAAACAAGAAACCAAGGAGATGTTCTTTGATTTCTGTCAGGTCATGGAGCTAGTGGACTACGATGCACCATCAGCAGTCATCAAGTCTAACGTCCAGACTAACGCAGCTGTAGAGGCTGCACCATCAGAAGAGATGGAAATTGCATTCGAGTAAGGAGATAACATGACAGACCAACCCAAAGGTATTGATACCCTAATCGAAGATGTCTATGCTGTGTTGACCGAGGGTTACACATCAACAGAAGAAAGCGAGAAGGTTATTGATACCTTTGGGGACAGTCTCAAAGACTTACTCCGTTCTCGTTTGAAACCCCGTACAGAAAAGGGAGCAACACTACGTCTATCAGCAATCGGTAAACCTTCTCGTCAACTATGGTATGACAGTAAGGGACACAGCCGTGAGGTTATGACTGGTGACAAGCTACTCAAGTTTCTGTACGGGGACATCATCGAAGAGATACTTCTTACGTTAGCTAAACTTTCTGGTCACAGTGTGACAAATGAGCAACACAGGGTAAAGGTTGCAGGAATTACAGGACACATGGACGCAGTGATTGATGGTCATGTAGTCGATGTAAAGTCTGCTTCCCCTTCTGCCTTCAAGAAGTTTTCTCAGGCAAGCCTAGCTGTTGATGATCCATTTGGATACATGCAGCAAATCTCTGCCTACAGTGAGGCTGTCCCTGATAACAAGGGTGTAGCTTTCTGGGCTATGAATAAGGTGGATGGTTCACTCGTTCTTTACCAGCCATCTAGTGACTTACTGCCCGACACACAAGAACGTGTCACTGAATTGAAAGAAGTCTTAGCCTCTGACACACCACCTGAACGGTGCTACGAGGTTGAGTTTGATTACAAGACAGGTAATGAGAAGCTGGCTATTGGCTGCGTCTTCTGTGACTTCAAGAAGGAGTGTTGGAAAGATGCTAACGATGGTCAAGGTCTCAAGGGTTACAAGTATGCAGCTATGCCGTTCCCCCTATACCTCACCAAGGTGGTGAAGGAACCAAGGGTTGCGGAGATAGACATTGGCTAGGAAGTTAACCACAAGACAAAGAGCACTCAAGGCTGGGTATAGGTCTGGCCTTGAGGAACAAACGGCTAAGATGTTAAAGAAGAAGAAAGTAAAGTACACCTACGAAGAGACCAAGATCAAGTGGGAAGACTTTAAGATCAGGACTTACACACCTGACTTTGTTCTACACAACGGCATCATAGTAGAAACCAAGGGCCGCTTCACAGCAGCCGATAGACGCAAACACCTTGAAATTAAACGACAATACGGGACAGAACATGACATCAGGTTCGTCTTTAGTAATAGTCGTGCCAAGTTATACAAGGGTGCTAAGTCTTCATACGGTGACTGGTGTGACAAGAACGGGTTCCTTTACGCAGACAAGGAGATACCAGAGGAATGGTTAAATGAATGAGGATTTGACTACTCGAATTACTGAAAGGTTCAGTATTGAAGAGATAGCAGACGCCTGTGGCATTACACCTTACATGTTTATACAGGCTTTCGCAGATGAAATAGTTGACAACCTAAGTTCTTTGTCAGATATTGACCACGGGTTTACAACAAAGATAGAGGACTACGAATGATTACACAGGAAGACATTGATGCCTTCAAGATCATAGACGTTACACCTATGGACTACTCGTATTGGGTAGAGGATAAGATTGTAACTAAAGGAGATACCCGTTTGATTGAGAACACTCTTGGTCTAGTGGGTGAGGCTGGTGAGGTGGCTGAGAAGGTTAAGAAGTATCTCAGGGACAACACAAAGGTTAGTCAGAAAGAGATTGTAAAGGAGTTAGGAGATGTGGTATTCTATGCTACAGCACTATCTAATTACTTCTACAGTAACCTCAACGAGGTTATGCAAACCAACATGGACAAGTTGAATGATCGTGCTAAACGTGGTATGATTAAAGGGTCAGGGGATAACAGATGAAACAGAGGTGGGTAAACAATATACTCGTAAGGTTCATGCGATACTGCGTGATGTGGTCAGAGCATCGGCAAGCAGTCAAGATTCTGAACCGTTTGTCAGACAGAGAACTAAAAGACATCGGCATTAGCCGTGAAGACATTGACCGGATGGTCTGGTTAGAAGAAGATAAAACTATGCGAGGACGTGGTAAATGAGCAGTAACCAACTACCAACAGACTATCAGTCATTCATCCACAAGTCACGGTATGCCCGTTGGTTGGAAGAAGAAGGACGCCGTGAGACATGGGGTGAGACAGTATCACGTTACATGGATAACCTCGTTTACCCTAAGATCGGCAAGGACAGCTATACCAAGGAGATCGAACAGGCTATCCTGTCACTGGATGTCATGCCATCTATGAGAGCCTTGATGACAGCTGGCCCTGCTTTGGCACGGGACAACACGGCAGGGTACAACTGTTCATACCTACCCGTAGATGACCTTAAGTCCTTCGATGAGGCTATGTTTATCCTCCTCTGTGGTACTGGTGTCGGGTTCAGTGTCGAGAGACAGTTCATCAGCAAGCTCCCAGAAGTGCCTCAACTCTTCGAGAGTGAGTCGATCATTGTCGTTAAGGACAGCAAGGAAGGCTGGGCTAAGGGGTTCCGTCAATTGATTGCACTCCTTTATAGTGGTGAGATTGCTCAGTGGGATGTGTCTAAGGTTCGTCCAGCTGGTGCTAAACTCAAGACCTTTGGTGGACGTGCCTCTGGTCCTGCACCCTTAGTTGATCTGTTTAACTTTACTATCCGTACCTTTAAGGAAGCACAAGGCCGTAAGCTGTCTTCTCTTGAGTGCCACGACATCATGTGCAAGATCGGTGAAGTGGTAGTGGTTGGTGGTGTACGCCGCAGTGCTATGATCTCTCTGTCTAACCTGAGTGATGACCGTATGCGTCATGCTAAGTCAGGCGCATGGTGGGAGAACAACCCCCAACGTGCCTTGGCTAACAACTCTGTATCCTACACGGAGAAACCAGACAGTCTATCCTTCATGCGTGAGTGGATGGCCTTGGTTGAGTCAGGCTCAGGTGAACGTGGTATCTTTAACCGTCAGGCTTCTAAGGTACAGGCAGCTAAAAATGGACGCCGTGATGCTGACTATGACTTTGGGACCAACCCGTGTTCGGAAATCATCTTGCGCCCAAATCAGTTTTGCAACCTAACGGAGTGCGTAGTACGGGCAACAGATAGTATTGAAGACCTAGAGAAGAAGGTTCGTATGGCTACCATCCTTGGTACGATACAATCTTCCTTTACAAAGTTCCCTTATCTCCGTAAGATATGGCAGAAGAACACAGAAGAAGAACGACTACTGGGTGTCTCAATGACAGGGATCATGGACAACACACTAATGACAACTAAAAACGCAGGATTGGAGAAGACCCTTGAACATCTTAAATGGATTGCAGTTGAAACTAACGCTGAGTGGGCTGGCCGCCTTGGCATTCCTGTTGCTACTGCTATTAGCTGTGTTAAGCCATCGGGAACAGTCAGCCAACTCGTTGACTCAGCCTCTGGGATTCACGCCAGACATAGTGATTACTACATCCGAACCGTCAGAGGAGACAACAAAGACCCCTTGACACAGTTCATGAAGGACCAAGGCATTCCTAACGAGCCAGACGTAATGAAACCAGATGCTACTACAGTGTTTAGTTTCCCCATGAAGGCTCCAGCTGGTGCGGTGACAACCTCAGACATGACAGCCATTGAGCAGTTAGAGATGTGGTTAGCATACCAACGGTCATGGTGTGAACATAAACCATCGGTGACTATCAACGTCAAGAATGACGAGTGGTTTGAGGTAGGTGCTTTCGTTTATAAGCACTTCGATGAAATGTCAGGGGTATCCTTCCTACCGTTTAATGAACACACTTACCAACAGGCACCGTATCAAGAGTGTGGTAAGTCAGACTATGAAACTCTTTTGGCTACCATGCCTAAAGCTATTGACTGGTCAAGCCTGTCGGACTATGAACAAGAAGACAACACAGCTGGTAGCCAGACACTTGCTTGCTCAGGTGACTCATGTGAAATCGTAGACCTAGTATAAGGAATAACAATGTACACCATCATCACTCGTGACCAATGTAACTTCTGTGATTCAGCCAAAGCCCTGTTGAAAGGAGCAGGGCAAGGCTACACAGAGTATAACGTACAAAGCCCTAGCTCTAAGTGGGTGCTTACCTTGTTAAAGCAAGCAGGACGTAAGACAGTCCCTCAGATTTTCTCTTCTGATGGAACTTATATTGGAGGTTACTCTGAGTTAAAGAACTTGATTGGAGAAAAAGAGGGTGCATTAGAATGAGTGCTGTAAGAAAGACTTTCAATCGTGCTTTGTATGAAGCATACGATGCCCCGGCCCGTAACGCCTTGGTGTTTCACTTAGAGAGTAAGGGTCACACCATAGTTAACAACGAAGAGAACTACAATGTTGATGTAGTATCTCAGAAGGGTGACTATACCTACTACAATGAGGTAGAGGTTAAGACTGCATGGAAGGAGGACTGGCCTACACACTGGACAGACATCCGTATCCCTGAACGCAAACAACGACTGCTAGACAAACACGAAGGCATCAACGGTGTCCTTAACTTTTACATCTTTCGTCCTGACTTCAAACAGGCATGGCGGATTAAGGATACCCTGCTAACAAGAGAGAGTTTGAAAGAAGCTAAGGGCAGATACATCCAGAAGGGTGAGAAGTTCTTCCACATCCCTTACACTGAAGCGGAGTTAATTAAACTATGAACAATGTAGAACCCCTTACAAAGCCTTCCAAGACACGGCGTAAAACAAACTACAAGGGGGCTAGTTCTAAGAAAACATCGGGGTTAGTTCCTCGAACAGATAAACAAAAGGAGTTCATTTATGCCTTATCTTCATCGTCTCAAGTATTTGTTCTTGGTCCAGCTGGAACAGGTAAGACTTACGTTACAGCAACGGTGGCATCGGATTTATATACGACTAAAGCGATTGATCGAATAGTCATTACTCGTCCTCATGTAGCCGTAGGTAAGGAGCTAGGCTTTCTTAAGGGTGACCTTACAGAGAAGACTATGCCTTGGGCCTTGCCTGTATTAGACGTATTGGAGAAGCACCTTGGTAAAGGAACAGTGGAGACAGGGATCAAGAATGGTAACATTGAGATGGCACCTCTTGCACTTATGCGTGGGCGTAGCTTCGATAATGCCTTCATAATCGTGGACGAGACACAGAACATCACCACTCATGAGTTAAAAATGTTGCTCACACGGGTGGGGGAGGGTTCAACTATCGTTCTTAACGGAGATGTCCAACAGTCCGACCTGAAGGAGGCTGATGGTCTCTCAAAGGTTATACACTTAGCTAAGAAACATATGCTACCTGTGCCTATCATTGAGTTTGGTGTAGAGGATATTGTCAGGAGTGACATCTGTGCTCAGTGGGTCAAGGTCTTCATGAAAGAGAAGCTATAACAAAAGTAAAGCCCCTTGGATTTCTCCTTGGGGCTTACTCATTTAATAATTTTACTTACCTTTATAGCCTGAGGCTTTTATGGCCTTCCCTTGCTTCTCAGCTTGGGCCTTCGTTGGGTAGCATTTACCAGACTTACCCCATTTCCATCCGCCTTTGCACTTCATCACAGGCATTAGGCACTCTCCCCTACTTTAAAACAATTTGGTTT